CCGCCGTCGGGACGATTTCCGCGCACGAGCTCGCGATCGTAGCGAGCGACATTCGCCGGCTTCGCGTTGAGCGCCTTGACAACGCTCAATGCATCTTGAGCATTTGTCTTGATGGACTCCGATAGCGGGAAGCCGTATTCCGCGCACAATTCCTTCGCCAGCAGCCACTTGAGCATTCGCGAATAGCCGTGCGGCATAACGAGAACCTGGGTCAACGTCAGGTTCGACAGGATCGTGTCGGTGAAAAGATGCAGCTCCGCGCTGTTCCCTGGCGACTGGTAGACATTGAGCAGACCGTACGGAAACTGATTGTTCCACCAGGCCACTGTCGGCCACGGCCCGGGTTGTGCCTTGTACAGCAGTTCGGTGTACTGAGATTCCGTATAGGCCACGTCGAGCGTGAAGTCGAGCGCATTGAAGTGCGTGAATCCATGCGTGATGCGCAGCGGTCGCGGGATCGGAAAATCCCCCGGCACCGTGTACGAAAAGCTATCCGCGCCGTTCGAGTTCGCTGTCGCGTTGGCCGACATCGTGACGGTGGTGGATCCGATCGCCAACACCGTGGTGAGCGGTGGAATCAAACCCTGCACGTCGGTCAGGATCGATCCGGAGCCGCACACGTAGGCAGCGGCAGCGCCCGCGACCAAGTTGCTCGGCATGTTCGTAATCGCCGTGATCGTGGGCGAGCCGCTCGTCAGCGTTCCGGTGAATGGACCGGAGCCCAGCAGCGTCATGATCGGATTGCCGACCGAGTACAAGCGCTTGCCTGCGGTCCAGGTCAGAATGTTCTCGTTGGAGCCGAACACGTACTGCTTGTCGATCGAGAGCGAATCGAGCAGATCGTTAAGGGTATCGAGGCAATCCGCCTCGTCGGGCGCGGCGATCTGCTCGCCCGACTGGTAGGAGTTGATCCGGCGCAGTGCACCCTGTATGAGGTTAAGGGCTGTGGTAACACCAATCGTCATGTGTTTCCTCCGCCCGCCGGATAGGCGACTCCGACCGGCAAGTTTGACACGGTCAGGGTCATCGGGGAATTGGCGAGCACGCCGGTCGTGCCACTGGCGGGCGACTGCGCTGTAACGAAGTTCGGCTTAGCCGCTGTCGTCTGCACCCAAATAATCGACACTGGATCGGCCTGAAAGTAGCCCAATGGCAGCACGCGCACGCCAGCGGCTACGAGCGCAGTCAGAGCGGCCGGATATTCGAGCCCGACGACGTTTGGCATCGTAGGCATCGGCGCATCATTTGAAAGTCAGCTCGGCCCAGACCAGCGAAATGTCCGCGACCATCGTCGAAATCGTCGCCCCCGCTGCGACCGATACCCAATCGCCAGGGCTCGCAATGATGAGGCCATCTAGCGGCTCGATCAAGCCTCCGGTTATGCCGGCGGTCGCCGTCGCATCGACCTCGTGCGTCGCCAGGAACGCGACGCCGGCGTTCGCAACGGTGCCCTTGTTGTAGACATTGCAGGCGGGTGTCTGATTGGCGGCTGGACGCGTGCAACCGACTCCGGTAATCGTTGTGGTCGAGGTCGGGGCCGAAGTCTGCCCGGTGCCCCAGGTGATCCCGACCACGCCGGCCGCCCCTGGTGCCGTCGTCCAGCCAAGCGAGACGCCCAGGATGACCGCCAGGACCTTGCTGGTGCCGCCGGCAGCTTGCCCGGTGTTGTTCCACAGCAGCGGGCCGCCCGTCGCTGCTGCGGTACCGAAGGCCGTCATGCCGGTGAGGGCCGCGGTGGCGACGAACACCTGCCCGGCGCGCGCGAGCTGGTAGTAGCTGTCGGCCTCCGAGGAGTTGCGGCTGATGATCACGAGACGATCTGCGACAGAGCCGAATTGTTCGAGACCAGGTTTTCCGGGCGCGAGACCTCGATGTAGTACACCTCGTTCGCGGTGGGCGTGATGGTGGCGGCGGTGGCGTTGATGAAGGCGATAGCGAGCGTATTCGATGCCGAGACGCGCGTGTTGACGATGCCCAGGCCCGTCTGCGTGGTCGGCTTGCTGATGTCCACCATGTCGCCCAGCAGCAGCCCGTTGACGGTGAAGGTCTGCTCCACGGTCGTGTTTGGCGCCACCGAGGAAGGCGAGATCGTGATCGCCAGCACCCATTGCGCCTTGATGTTGCCGTAGGAGATCGTGCTCGGATTTGGCATGGCTTTCCCTCACGCCGCCTTTTGCAGCAGCCCGCTTGCGACGCAGTGATCGTAGAAGTTGCCGCGCCAGGCGCGCGAGCCGCGATGGGTGAAGCCGACATCGGCATCGACCCACAGGAAATTGCCGGTCTCGCACCAGCGCCGGCAAAACCAGATGTCCTCGCCATAGGCGCTCTCGTCCGCCTCGAGCCGGAAATAGGGCTTGGCGAGCTTCGCGAATGCCGAGCGCTTGATGCGCAGGAAGGCGGTCGGGATTTCGAGCGCCTGGAAAAGCCCGTCCTCGATGACGCCGGTCAGCGCGCCCTGGTGGTACTCGCTATTGCTCTCGGCGCTGCGCTTGGGCACGAGGCCGCCCACGACCTCCTGCCGATGCGACAGGATGCGCGGCAGCACGCGCGCATCGAAGCCGACATCGGCATCGACGAAAATCAGATCGTCGGCATCGCTCGCCAGGAAGGCATCGACGATCGTGTTGCGGATCCGGCCGAGACACGCGCCGGCGCCCGCATTGACGTTGCGCTGCAGGCGCACGCCCAGCCGCGTGAGGAGGATGGCGGCCTCTACCATCGAATGATCGTGATCGATAGAGACCGCCATGTCGAAGCACGGCGTGCCGAAGAATACCGTCTTCGGCAACGCCGGGGCGGCGAGTTCGGCCATGCTTACCAATCGATCTGGTTACCAGAGGCCGGAGCCGACCAGTTCGGCTGCACGCGCAGCACGGTCACCACGTAGACCTGAGCGGAGGTCGGCGTGATGGTGGCTGCCGTCACATTGGCGAAGTTGATCGCCAGCGTATCGGCCGCGGATACGCGCGAGCCGCCGATTACTAGGCCGGCCTGGGTGGTGGGCTTCTGCACCAGCACCACGTCGGTGGTCAGCAGGCCGATCCCGGTGGTGGCGAAGGTCTGCTCCGCCGAGGTCGCGCCCGACACGGAAGCTGGCGACAGCGTAAGGTTGAAGATGCCCATCTTCCAGACATTGCCGACCGGCATCTGGACGGTATCGGGCAAGCTCGCACTTTGCGGGCCCGGGTTGGAGCCATCGACGTTGGTAACTGCGGGGAAGGCCATCGTCGCTCTCCCTTAGCCCGAGACCCGCACGCCGAGCGGACGGTACAGGCTGGAGAACCCATACGCAATGTCCATCCGGGTCGGCTCGGCATCGTTGTTGATCGTGTACTGCGTGGCGATCCGGATCGAGATTCCGAGATCCTCGTCGTAGGCGCGAGAGGCTTCCACCGCGGTCCGGGGGAGAGGGAGATCAACGAACGCGAGAGCGTACGCGTCGCGGTGGAAGTACAGGTTCTCGGTCGAAGCCGTGGCCGAGGCCGCGCCGCCATTGACCGTGATCGTGTAGGGCGACACCGGCGCGGCCGATGAGTTTTGGAACTGGCCGCCGGAGATCAGGCACTCGCCCACCGTCACCGTCAGCAGGCCGCCGGCCGTGCAGGTATACAGGCCCGTTGCTGCATTGAAGGTGCCGTGGTTGAGCGTAGCGGTGGCGAACTGCGGGCCGCCCGGGCCTGCCGTGCCGGTCATCTGCGCATAGCCGCCCGGCGGCAGCACCACGAACTGCTTCAGCGTGTTGCCGTACCGGCCGCGGTTCTGCGGGTTCACCGGGTACACACCCTTGACCTGGAGCGTATCGCCGACATAGAGCTGGGCGGTGGCATTGCCGAGCCCGGAGATTTCGAACGTGCCAGTCTGCGCCCAGCCGGAGGTGAGTAGCGCCGTCCCGCCCGTGGGCGAGGTGGCTCCGGCCAGCACCGGCGTCCCGTCCAGGGTACCGGTCGTGTAATTGGCGATGTTCGGATCCTCGAACCAGTCCGCGCCCGCTGTTTTGGCCGCGACCATACCGGTCTCGTACAGGTCCGAAATCTTCGCCTGCGGGTTGAACAGGCCTTTGAGCGAATCGGCCATGCTCGAGGAAGCCAGCGGGTGCAGCACCGCGGTGGGCATCATGCCCTTCGGCATGCCCTCGGACACCAAGATCGCGCGCGCATCGGAGAACGACTTGAATGCCGTCGGCGTCGTGCCGGGCGTGCCGAGCCGGTTCGCGGTGTTCTGCAGCGCGAAGTAGGCGCCGTCGTTGTCCACCCGGTTCGCGGTTGCGATGCAGGCCGGGTGGATGAATCGCTCCTCGAACTCGTCGATGTCGAGCAGCATGTTGATCGTGTTGAACTGGATATCGACGTGAAACTGATACAGGATGTTCACCGGCACGTAGTTTTCCGTGCTCGGCTCCACGTTCAGCGCCGGGCCGAAGGTGCCCAGGTACCGAGGCGGCAAGCGCACGTTGCAGGTCGCGCCGATCTTGCGGCCCTTCTGGCCGAACTCACGATCGTATTGGCGATTGAATTTATCTGTTAAAACACAAAGGTTTGCAAGAACTGGCAAAGCACGATTTGTAATCATGCTTATTGTCAACAATTGATTGGCGATTTGATCTTCCCCTTCTCAATTGCCAATGGCAACTTGAGCGTGTTGAATCTTACCGTTCTCAATCATTGAGATCAAAGAACGACTCACATTAATTTGTTCGGAGACCACTTTTTGAGAATGCCCACAGTCTCTCAAAAAACGAATGCGAACAAGGTCACACAGATTGAGCTTTTGCCACGGAAGAATATCGCCTGGTTGCCAACGAACCATTTTTTGAGGATTGCGCCATTGATGACGGCCTTTGCTGACCATTTCATCAAGGTTTTGCTGCTGAGAGCCTGCTGCCAAATGATCCACGTTGACGCAGTATGGATTGTCGCATCGATGCAAAATCACCATTTCTGGCGGTAAATCGCCATGCTTCAGAACCCATGCGACTCGATGCGCAGTAGTTTTGCGAGAGCCAGCCGCGCCTACTTGGAGGATTCCGTATCCACTCTTGGTTTTCGCTCCAATCCACGGAATGCATTCGTTCGCATCCGGCGCTCCGCATTTGGCGGCGAAGCGTCTGGATAGCGTCTTATTGAAATCAGCCGTTCTCAGGCCAGTTTCAGATTTACAACCTGTGCGCAAACGCGCCTCCAGGTGAAACCAAAGATTTCCGCGAATCAGTGTCGCTTGCGAAGGGCCAGATTGGCGTGATTGCGCCGCTCGTAGTCGCGGATCGTCTCGCGGATGTTCATATCCTGCGGGGCGACCTCGGCTGGAGAGGCACCACTGCCGTTCAAAGGCCTGATCACAGGCGCCGTATCGCGGGCCCGGCCCGGGACAATGCCCGTCTCGTCTTCGCTCGGTGCGGCCTCGCGCCGCGTGCCGTTGGTGCTTGCTTTGCTGCTCGGCGTTGCGCCGTCTTCATCCTTCGATGCCGGCTTTTTGGCCTCGAATGGTTTAAGGGTACTCTCGATTTTGCCGATTGTCACCAGTTGCTCATCCGGCGGCAGTTTGGCGATCTTGGTGAGCAGTTCCGGATGCTTCGCCAGGTGGTAGCCGAGTTCGGCGAACATCTCTGATTTCTGCATGTAGCCGGCCACCACCGGGGGCACCTCGACATCGACGGCGCCGGTTACCTCGGCGTAGTCAGGCACCAGCTCGATCGCCTTGGCGATGCGCCCCCTGGCTGTTTCCAAGACCTCAGCCTGACGCCGCTCGTTGTCCGCCGCTGCGCGTTCTGCCTCATTCGCGCGCAGTTTCTCGTCCACCCGCCAGTCGGTCATCGCCTCCCAATAGGCGACCTCGCCCGCCGCATCGGCCGGGAACTTGTCACGCTGCGGCTTGCCGATGTCCGCTTTCGCAGCAGGTTCAGCGGGCTGGGCCTTGGCCTTCAGCTCGGCCAGCTCGCGTTCGGCCGCAGCGGCGCGCGATTCGGCGAGCCTTCTTTCGCTGTACTGCGCCGCGGCGAATTCCTCGGCCGCCTTGCGCTGGGCAACCCGCTTGCCGATGACGCGCTTGACCGAATCCGGCAGCTCCTTGCGGCCCACTGCCAGCAGATCGTGGCGCTCGCGCGAGGTCAGGCCATCCTCGCCCTCGGTCTCTTCGGTGTCTTCGGCTGCAACTTCGCCGGCCGGTTTCGCCGCTGCTTCATCGGTCGGCGCCGCTTTGGACTCCGGAATCTTGCCATCCTGCAGCGCCTGGGCCGCGTCCAGATCGGCCTGGATCTGCGCAAGTTCCGCTTTGCTGTCGATCGTGACTACGGCCATCACTGGCTCCTTCCGTATTTTCTCTTTACAAATTCTTCGGTCCCTTCGCAGATCGCATGGTAGATCGGCGCTGAGCGATTAGGCAGCCATACCCTTTGCACCTTTTCAAACCATGCGATTCTTCCGGTAGCCGATCGTCCGAGCCGTACTGGATACCAAGCCCACCACGTGTCGAATGCAAATTGCACCATCATGCGCCCCCGTTCGGTTTGCTCTCGGCGCTCAGTCCAGCTTCCACCATCCGATCGGCATCGGTTGATGCGCCGGCTTGTTTAAGCCTCGAATCCAGAATCTTGCCGCCGGCGCGGATCTCTTCGACCGCCAAAGCGGTATGTGCGCGCGTCTCGGTGTCGTGGATTTTGGCCTGCGCCATGACATTGGTGTCGTGCGCCTTCACGGTCGCGGCCAGATGCGCCTTGGTGATGCCGGCCTTCGCGTCCTGCTGCGCAGCCTGCAATTGCTGCTGCAGCGATTGCACTTGGTTGGCGAGCGACTGCACGATGCTGCGGGCGCGGCTCGATAGTCCTTCCATGATCTTCTGCAGCCCTTCCGGGTTGGCCGCCATGAGGCGATCGGCCAGCTCCTGCATGTACGGGTGGTCAATCGAGCGGAACACCAAGTCCGCGCCCTGCTTGGCGATAACCTCGGCCAGCGGGCCGACCTTCAGCAGATCCACCAGATTCTCGGCGCCTTCCTCGCGTTTGGTCTCGTAGCCCGGCCCGGTGTCCATTACCACGTCGTAGCGGCCAACCGATAGATCATTTTTGATGCGCTCGATCGCCTGGCCGTCCGCGCCCTGCTCCTGCGTCTTCTCGTTGAGCTTCACCATCGTGGGCGTGGAGTCCTCCCCGATGATGCGCTGCATCCGCCCAGGCTCCGGATAGTAGAACGGGATCCACTCGACCATCACGCGCCACAGTTGCGCGATCCCGAGCGTCAGGTTGTCGTAGTACTGGAAATGCGACTGATCGGAGAGCCACTGCCGGCGCTTGATCGCGCGCCCGGACACCACCACGCCCTTTTCGTCCTGGCCCGGCTCGTTCGGCATTCCGGCCACGGCCATGAGGTTCGACCGCATGCCCTGCACGAATTCCGCAAAGCCCTGCTCGATCTGGGCGGGCGGCTGGCGCGTAGGTGGTGGATTTGGGATCGCGCCGCTCGAAGTCTCCATCCAAGTCGGTTTGTAGGTCAGCACCGAATACGATTTCTGATTGGCATCGTCCCATTCCGGGTGACCATCGAGCGCACCTTCTGGCGCGACCCACGGTGCCTTCGGGGCCAGGCCCAGCCGCTTGATCTTGGCGACCTCGCCATAATTCACCATGCGCTGTGCATCCATCATGGCTTCGACCATGCCGCGCCGGCGCACTTTGCCGTCGATGTCGCGCACGTTG